CCGTCAACCTGTAGGTTGCCCTTGATTACGAGTGTGCCACCGTTATCATTCGTTGGAGCTGGATCGATGTAGAGGGTGTTGCTACCATCTACCGAAGAGATCGTGTTACCATCGATCCTGATGTTATCGACGTTTAGTTGACCAGTAACGTTGACTGTTGAATCAGCTGTACCGTTCTTGCCGATGATATCGATCGTATCAGACTTGATGTTGGTATCAGTGGTAGTAACGTTGACAGCATCCGATAGTCCTGACGTGTCGATGTTAACTACATTGGCGTTGGCATCAAGCGTAGTAGCATCGATGTTAACTAGGTAGCCATTAAGGTCTACGGTACCAGACGCTGAGTTTGTTGTCAGCACGATCTGATCGGTATCTGCAGAACCAACCGCTATGATAGCTTCGCCTGCTCCAGCGTTAGTAGCGTCGATCGCAAGCGTCTTGTTCGATGCGCTGTTCGCGGTCATCGATAGGTTGCTGTTATCTGTCGAATCTATGCTGACAGCGGTAGCGTCAAGAGTGAAGTCAGACTTGACGTTCAAGTCCATGTTAGCACCGCCAGCACCTGCGTTAACCGCATCGATGGTTAACGTGTATGTGACAGCGCTGTTTGTGTTAACTCCAAGGTTTGCAGCCTGTGAAGATTGGATGTTAAGAGTGGTAGCTTCGATGTCTACTGCTTGAGGAGACCCGTTTGACGCTACGGTCAATGATCCTGTTAGTACCGTATTGCCACCAACGTATAGGTTCTCGCTGACTCCAGCACCACCAGTTACTACTACGGTTCCTGTCGTGGTAGAAGTTGACCCGGTGTTTCCCGTAAACTTGTTGACTGCACCTGCTACGTTTAGTTGACCACCGATACCTACGCCACCAGTTACGACCAACGCACCAGTCGTTGAGTTTGTAGAAGCGGTGGTGGCGGTAAGGTTCGTGTTGATTACGTTGGACGATACATCTAGACTGTTGGAATCCAACGTCATCGACAACGTGCCATCCGTGTAGAAGTATAGCGTGTTCTCGTTAGAACCTGGTGAAAGTTCTGGGATGATGTAGGTGTTTCCGTCTACGTCACGTACACCGCCGATAGAGATGTAGCTTGTACCGTTAAACCCTTCAAACTGACTAATCGTGGTGTTATAACGGATCAGGCCGGTCTCAGCTATATCTGGACGCTGTAACGTCGTGCCGACCGGGATGATAAGACCGCGGGTATTCTCGATCTTAACGGTAGCTTGGGATGCCGTAGTATCAGCGTTTACTTGCAGAGGTCTAAGGATGAGTGTACCGTTATCGTTTGTCGTAGAGATGACGTTACCATCAAGCTTGATGTTATCGGTCTTTAGCTCACCGGTGATTGTTAACCTGTTGTTGCCATCATCCCATGCAAAGTTGGTGCTATCATCAAGTATCCCATCAGTTCCAGCGAATACTACCCTACCAGCAGTAAGAGCGCTGTTGTATACGGTGTTGGTCCAAAGGTTTGTTATGCTCGTCTTGCCGTTACCGTTCGGCGTGATGTTGATGTCGCCGTTAGAGTTGGTAGAGCTGATTGTATTTAGGTCAAGCTTTAAGTTATCAACGAGTAACTCGTTAATCTTACTGTTAGCATCGGTGATGATCGCAGAACTTGCGGTAAGGTTACCACGTGTATGGTCTAGAAGGTCGGTAAAATACTTACCACCGATGACGTAGTGGTTTGCGGCATTGCCAGAAGTTTCGGTCCCTATACCAATGTATAAACGGTCACCACCGTTGACGTCATTGTTGGCTAACGCTGAGTAAGCTAACTCACCAGCAGCCAAAGTAGATGGGTTACCTGATACCTCAGACCTTTTTATTCTTATGATTGATGCCATTTACTATTCCCTTTAATAGTGACCGCATTCCATGTTTTGGTTTTCTAGAGTGGTACTAGCTTCCCATTTACTGGTGGTGGTGTTGTATATGAGTAATGAACCGTTAACTAAGGTCGTAGCGTCGACATCCTCTGCTTGGCTTACGAAGTTTGGTCCCGCAGGCCCTTGTACGCCTACGGTAACTACCTTCCTGTTTGCAGTTTGGTTTACTATTACCTTCATGTCGGTATCTTAGTTATCTCTGGGTTTATGGTTACTATGCCTTCCACCACCCTGGATTTTATGTTGTTCTCACTGATTATCTCGACATCATATAAGTATCTTCCAGGCCTTATCGTCGATGAAACTACACCTGCCAACGTTAACCTTATCTTACCTTGAACCGCGTTAGCTACGACAGCGTTGAAGTTATACCCTGTAACGGAGCCATAACTCTTACGAAACTGAGAGTATACCTGAAAGTTTGTAAGGTTCATGATGGTGCCGTTGTCGTTCTCAAGCTGCATCTCGACGCTAAAGTCTGACCCCTGGTCTATGTCTAGGTAAGCTACTGTTGCCATGTCTTATTTATCGTTTAGTTTGTTTTTGATCTCTTCAACTTGTGTTGAGAGTTCCTTTATAGCTTCAACTATAAGACCCATCATGTTGCCATACGCCAACGTTAACTTATCATCCCCTCCGCCGATAACTTCGGGAAGTACTTTCTTAACATCTTGTGCTGAGAGTCCTGCGCTCCTTTGACCAGATTCGATCATGGTAAACGTATAACCAGTCAACTTCTTAACTTTATCTAAAGCTCCTTCGATACGTTCAAGGTCTTTCTTAAACCTGATGTCGGATGTCGAGTTAAAGTTTGTAGCAGAAACTGTAGCGGTGTTTGAATTAAACTTAAAGTTTGTTTGACTTAACCCTGTTTGCGCTCCTGTAGCGCTACCAACAAATGTTACAAATCTTTCAGCATCTGTCGTGCCGTCATCGGTGATGTTCTGAAGGGTGTCTGTATTCGTATCGTTATCAGCCGCCCACGATGGAAGTCCAGAGACTAGCTTCAATACTTGTCCATCTGAACCTTTTGCAAGTTTGCTTAAAGTTGTTGCTGCACTAGCATATAATATATCGCCTACAGCATAACTTGCTATGCCAGTTCCTCCATTTGCTGCGACTAATGTTCCAGCAACTGTCACAGCACCACTCGTTGCACTTGACGGTGTTAAACCGGTAGTACCAAACGTGATGGTGGTTACTGCGCTTGTCAAATATGTGTTGGTATCTTGTACCAGTTGACCGCCAGCGCTAAGCTTAACGAATCCGGAAGTACCAAGGTTAGTTAACTTTACGGTACCGCCTATATTCGTGGTGATACCGTTCTTACCAATGAATACCTCGCTAGTATCTGAAGAATTTAATGCGCCGGTACCAGTACCTATATAAATTTTACCCTTAGTGATAGTCCCATTACTATAGACCGTTCCACCACCTTCGAGATAAACGTTGCCACCTGTTTTTACACCAGTTCCATCAGTGCCAACTGCGCCGCCTATAACGTACACAGATCCAGAAGTTGCGTTTATGTTAGTCGTGACCAGTGGTGTATTTCCACCTTGCACCAGCACGTTTCCTGCAGTTATCGCTGCAACAGTAGAACGTGGTTGGCCGGCGCGAATAGTTACACTTCCTCCTGAAGTTGAAGTAGCACCGCCGTCGCCAACTAATATGTTTATGTTTCCACCTTGAGAGGTACCAGTCGAGGACCCGCTCTGGATATCGATAGCACCTGATCTATCATTTGATGACGAGGTATTTGGAGTAGAAATGGTTAAAGTCGATCCAATCCCTGAAGTAACCGTAGTACTACCAGCGATACTTATTATTCCGCTCAAAGCTTGCGCTGTAGAACTTGATTGGATCTGTGTCGTACCGATATATAACGCTGGCAACCTAGCAAATGCAAGGATGCCTGAAGTAATATCAGATGCAGCGTGGGTGTGACCAGTCAAAGAGTACGTGTTAGTATCGACCGATAGACTGCCGCTCGCGTTTGTTGTCACAAAACCAGCTGAAGTTAAACCAAGTTTAGTGAGAGAAGAGTTGACGACTCCTGTACCAAGAGTCGTCGCTGACAGTACGCTGTTACCGGCAATCTCGTAGATCTTTCCAGACTCTAGGTTTAAGTCTTCGCTACTTGTCCATGCTACAGTAGAGTTGACCCACCTAAACAACTTATCAGTACCGCCTTTAACTGTGATACCTCCACCGTCTGCCGTGGCGTTAGTTGGACCGCCAAAGTTAAGTAATGCACCAGTAGCTAACCCAGTACCAGTTAATACCGCACTAACGGTTATTTGACTAGAAGAGTCTATGCTAACCACGGTCGTGTTAACAGGTATGGTTACATTATTTCCGCCACTAACTATAGTTACTGCAACCCCAGGTATGATACCGTCAGTGCTTGATAGATTTGTTATTACTGCACTGGTAGAAGTCAAATTTCCATTACGTGTGAAGGAAGCTACCGAACCTAACTCGATGTTCTTGTCGTCGACCGTCATCGTGTTGGTGTTGATAGTCGTCGTGGTACCGTTAACTATTAGGTTTCCCGTGACGGTTAATGCCCCTCCGACAGAGGCGTTTCCAGATGTAGTTAACGTTCCTGTAGATACTGAGCCTGTCGTGGTTATTGTACCGTTACCAACCGTTATGTTGCTGTTTCCCGTTGATGTGATGTTTCCAGCCAACGATATACCAGCTCCAACAGGTAACGCTGTTCCACCAAAACCATATATGGCTTTACCGTTACCTACAGTTATGTTTCCTTCATACGTCTCAAAGTCTCCGTTCCATCGCTTGTCGATGATGAGACGCTTATGATGAGTTATAGTCGGGGTACAACCTCCGGTATTATTAGGTATCGCGGTAGGTATTGGGCTGGTGCTAGAGTTTACGGTATACGTCACGGTCCAGTTACCGTTTGCGGTGCCACCAGTAGTGACCGCATTGATCACGTATATCCTGTTATTATCAGTAGCACCCGTAGGAGTTGCTGAAGTTATGCCGGATACGACTATCCTATCGTTCGCTATGACCGTCCTCAGAGAGTTATATTCAGCATCTAAAAGAGACGTAAACTTTATCTGGTTATTTGCTTTATCAAACTCAACCTTATTTGCGGTAAGCGTTCCTAAAGAAGCTCCGCTTTGTGCGTAACCAGATTCTACCCATACTATCTGGTTTGATTCGTCCCAATAAGTGAAAGTACCGTTTGTTCCAGATATACGGATATAATCAGACGCAGCTCCATCTTTAAGTAACTCAAATCGTGGTTCGTTATAAAAAGCTCCGCTTCCATCAAACGTGTATACGATCTCATTGGACCATGTTGGGATGTTTGAACCTCCCATCCTTAAGTACTGTCCGTTTGATCCCCTTGCTAACGCTGTTATGTTTCCACTAGCATTAGCATAAAACGTATCACCTAGAGTATAACCGTTGTTCTCTAACTTATTCTGTTCAACAGTATAAAAGTTGTTATCAATGTCTTGACTTCCAAGGCCATTGGTCTTCACCGCGTCTTGAGTGTTCTTCGCTCTGCTTGCAGCCGCTAACCTATAGTTGATGTATGTAGCCATCGGGTTTCCCTGGAAACGTTACTTGCTTATTTATTTGAGATCAATGATGCAGCACCAGCACGTTCATGCTCTAACTGTATATATTCTTCTTCAGTTAGGGATGTCGCTTGACCTAATGCCTTTTCGCGTATATGCCTCAAAACCTTCCAGTCTGTAGAAGAAAGGAATTCTTTATATTTGGCATCTTCTTGCTCTGTCTTATATTTATCGATTATCTCAGATGGCATTGGTTTGATGCATAGCTCTATAACATCAAAATAATGAGTTGGTTTCTCTTTGTTTATGGATCCATATTCTTCATCAGTAATCTGAACGACCTGTATTGATTCTGGTACGTTAGGTGCATAATTAAGTATAGATGTTACACGAGAATTTTCTACACATACGTAATACATATCTTTAGCTCCAGAATGCTATCCAGTTTGCCGCAGGTCCAGACCTCTGTTCAGTGTTCTGTACCCAAACCCTTATCCTATCTCCATTCACTATTCCCCAAGTACAACGTAAAGAGTCATTCCCATCAACCCTACCTTCATAATGTATCACGGCTATGGATGGAAGGAACGCTACCAAGTTTGATATACTTTTTCCTGACGGGGGGAAGACGTCAAAGAAGTTATAAGCATTGTCCCAACTACCTACGATATTAGAGAAGTTTTTCTGCCCGGTTTCATACACAGGATTTCCGTACTCATCATACGTGTAAAGGTTTGAATACGGCTGGTTGATAGCATATTGTGTGTTTCCACTCGTTATGGTATAGTTGCTGCCAACCTTAGAATCAACATACGCTTTAGTTGCCGCATGTAGGTTTTGACTAGGAGCACCCGACAGAGTTAAAGGCCCTGTCATGGTATCGCCGGTCTTATTAACCTTACCAGCAATATCAGTGATGACGTTCTGTGCTAGTATCTGGTTAGGATCATCTACTGTACCGAATACTTTGATGCACGCGACAAGAGCAACGTTGCGTGGTCTTGACTTGTATGATAAAAGGGTTGCTCCACTCCATCTATATCCAATTTGTCCTCCATTTGCACCAATTTCTTCAGTAGTTATGGAACCAAGTTCTTCTTTCGTATCAGCTTTATATGACCAAAGAGAATCTGACCAAGCTGCATTTACTGCTCCAGCATTTCCCGGACCCATTATGTGCAGATGTGTCGTACCTTCTTGGTAAGACCCGAGAGCTCTACCACTATCTACTCCTCGACCATGATCCCAACCACGTATGAACTCTCCGCGAAGGTCAGGCAACTTAAAGTTGTTTCCTCCTCCTCCGTAGGTGTAACCTATGACAGAGAATAATGCCGAGTACACATTCTTATCTAAAGTCCTTCCATCACATTCCATCCAACCGACGGGTACGTTTTGTGCGGCGTGGTATACGATGGAACCAACAGGAGATCCGCCTCCAGAGATATTCGCAGCTATCTGGGTGTCGACGTATGCTTTTGTTGCAGCATGTAAGTTTTGAGTTGGTGCTCCTGACAGAGTTAATATACCTGTCATGGTGCTTCCAGCCTTCATCACAGCGGTAGATGATACGTCGATGTTTGCTACCATATCGTCGACATACTTTTTCGTAGAAGAGTGCATGTCTTGAGTAGGTGCTGAGTGTAACGTCAAGAAGCCAGACATAGTATCGCCAGCTTTATTGACTTTTCCTGCTATATCGTTGATGACGTTCTGAGCTAAGATTTGGTTCGGATCGTCTAAGCCTCCAAACGCCCTGATGCATGCGACAAGAGCGACATTTCGTGGTCTGGACATGCCATATGCCCAACCATTAGTAGCCAATTCATTTGGAGTTGGAGCATTATTTATCTCGACTCTCAACATATCAGGCCACATATCTTTTCCGCTGAATACATAATCTACGCCGATCTTACCGGTAGCGTCATCTGGATCTGTCCAACTTATCCCGCCTGTGGCTCCAGAATAATTATTTCTTGCTATAACCGATGTAACATTATATGACCCAAAGTTTGGATCAAACGTTGTTAAAGTACCTCTCTGCCATGATCCTAAAGTTCTACTTCTATCAACGCCTTTTCCATGGTCCCAACCACGTATGAATTCTCCACGAAGGTCAGGCAACTTAAAGTTATTTCCAGAACCTCCATACGTATAACCGACTATAGCAAATAAGCTAGGATAAGTATTTTTGTCTAGAGTCCTTCCATCGCATTCCATCCAACCAAATGGGATGGTAGATGCTGGGTAATACACTATAGCACCAACTGGTGTACCGCCGTTGTATTGTAACCAATTTTGCAGATCGTCGTCAACTTGTTTGATGGTTCTCGTCGTTGGTCCTGTAACTCCAGTTATCTTTCCATCAACCTCGATCTTACTGTAAACATTAGCGATAGCTCCACTTACCTTAGTGGTGACGTATGCAGTTGTAGCGATACGCGTACTATTATCACTTTGGGTCGGAGTAGTTGAAGCGGGTGTGCCAGTAAGTGATGGTGATTCGATCGACGCTTTTGTACCTAGGGCAGTATTGACTGTCAACGCTAAAGCATCAACAACATCATGAGTAAACTTAGTAGAAGCTACAGCATTATCGTTACTTATTACGAGCGGGCTATCTTTAAGGGTAGGAGCTTCGAATTGTGGATTTTCTAAGAATGCGATGGTCTTGTTGTTGGTTCCAGACCTAAACTTAAGGACGTTGTCCTGTGACCATAGATCACCAGACTCGAGATCGTTAGCGATGCTTCCGTTAGGTATACGAAGAGATGCTGATGTAGATGAACCAGAAGTTACCAGTGTTAACTTACCGGTCATAGTATCACCGCTTATATGAACACCTCCAAGAGAGGTTACTGCGGCAGAAGCGGTCGATGCTCCGGTACCTCCTCTTGCTACTGCTAATGTGCCTGCATTAATATTGGTAGCATCTCGATAATATGCTGCTGATTGCCCATTTAACTGCGAAGCACTACCTTGTAAATTACCATAGAACGTAGTTGCAGTTAAGTTTCCATTTGAATCTCTTACGACTATAGTATTTACTGTTGCTTCTGAGCTTGGGAAGTATCCTCTAACACGATTAGCATTAAGGTTTGCTTCCTCTGCAGTAACAGTATTAAGTTTTGTAGCTATTTGGTTTGCATTAAAATTTTGTATATCAAGTTTATCAGTAAGAGCTGTCGCTAGGTATTTAAAATTATTATCTAGTTCTATATTAGTTAGAGGACGTCCAAGCTCTTCACGATATATCAACGAAACTTCTAAGTCTTCACCGATGACGTTACGGTTTACCGAGAAACGCAAGAACGTCAGTTCATTGGTTCCAACAGTAACGGCTCCAACGTTACTTGATAATATCCATCCAGTATCCGCATGTATGTTGCCTTGTTGAACGAATACTACACATGATGCTGTTGCAATACTACTTAACGCCATGTCAGTGGCACGCGTAAGTTGCGTGGCATTTGTTACAACGTATATACCGTTTTGTACGGGATTAGTCTGATCTTTAACTAGTACCCTATCTCCGTTATACAGCAAACCATTGTCGATCGCAGCAGAACTGTTAATGAACGATAAGACAACGTTTCCACCGGTGCCACTCGAAACTGATAAGTTCGATACGGTAGCTATCTTTACTGGGTCTAAGATTGCTGTCATCTATGTGCCTTTAATATGACGTTTAACATTTGCTTGATCTCATCTAAGTCACTCTTCAGAGACTCTATCTCTTTCTTTTGCTCTTCGATCATCTTATTTTGTCGAAGAGTTGCCTCTTTCTTCCTCCTATAGTTTTCATAGTCAATGTCATCGGTACGCACTATTGCCCCCGATGACATGTCGCGAACTAAGGAGTTGTTTCCTTCTACCTTTAGATAACTACTATTTATGCTGCGCATGCGATCACCCTAAAGTCCTTGATGCGAGGAACCTTAGCGATGTTCGTTGATCTCATGGCAATCTTTACGATGACACTTGTGAACGGAGCCAAACCTTCGACGTCAAAAGAAAGATCAACAAACTGATTTTCAGATTTGGTGTATCCAGCTGAAGGTGCTGCCCTTTGGTAGCCAATGTTTGTCAACTCTCCATCTACTGATTGACCTACCTTATAATATACCTCAACGTCAGCCGCGTTAGGTATCTTTGCTGCCATCATGATACGAAGCATCTCAGAAGGACGTGAGAAGTTAATCTTCTTGGTGACGTAAGTCGAAGTTACAGAGCCGTTAAGAGTAGCTACCTCGCTGTTATAGTGCGATAGCCAATCTAAATCGACAGTCTGCCCAACTGCAGTTGGCCTTATCTCGACCTCAGTCAAATCTTCAGTGGTGAACTTGATTATACGTGTGTTTATCCCATTGTTGCTTTCTACGTGTGATGTCAACACATAGTATACCAAAGTAGAAGCAGTGTAGTCTCCTCCACCAGTATAAGAGAACCTAACAGTATTTCCTGGTTGTAACTCAGATAGGTTATTAAACAACGCCAACTTTTGGTCTGGTTGATCTCCAGTTAACCCAGTGATGTTATCATTGATGGTGATAGTGTCACCGAGAACGTTGTTAGGATCACCAGTCTTGTTGATGATCACGATACGATCCGTAGCACTGTTTCCGGTAGTTACTAGTATTGTCCTGTCATTCGCTAAGTTTATCGTATCGAGCGCTTCATCGTTAACAGTATTCCATCTCGGAGAATCAACTTTATTGTTTACCATCGTTATAGACATACGACCTGTATCCAATATTGGAGATAAGTTCTTATTCGTCGTAGACATGTACGCTGATACCTTGACATCAGTCTGTACTTGATTAGAAGTAAATCTTAAAATCTGTGCAGATTCAAAGTCGTAGTTTTCTTTATTAACTATATCTGTAACAACAGTTTCAAGGTCGTCATGGTTTATCGTGTTCAACTTAAAGTTCAAGTTGGTACCAGTTAACGCGGTATTTGTAGCATCGACCATAGCTGTCGTAAATTCATAGTTTTCGGTGGCATATACGTATGCACCGCCGATGTTTCCTGTAGCACTAGCAACTATGTTTGTTGGGGTGATTATTTGGATTATGTATGCATCCTCTTCAGCACTTATGATCTGATGAGATTTTCCTATCTGAGATTGGCTTCCAAAAAAATCTGTAGCTGACCATGCATCGATAGAGGTGACATGCTGACGAGTTGCTAAAGTCACACTTTCTCCGACCTTAAATCCATGGTTCCTGTGTACTACTCTGATCTTATTGCTTCCAGCTTTTAGGTATAATGGGTTATAACCTAAATTTGCCATCGATAGTTTGGGAGGAACGAAGTCAACCCTATATTGAACACCAGTACTAAACTGGGCTTTATACAGGGTGAATTGCAAGTCTTCCATCTGAGACGCAGTCCATGTAGAAGCGTTCTGAGACTTGAAGAATACGCCGTTGTATGGTTGTGAAGAGATTGTCGCGCCTGAATAATCCTTTGCTCCAGTCTCTGCGATATATACACGATAAGCAGCAGAATCTGATAATATTACCAGAGCGTACTCGACGCCTTCTTGTACGTATACCGGGGACTGGAACTTAAAGTTTGTCTTAACGCTACCGTCTCCAGAAGTATATACTTCTGCTGGCCTTTTTTCTACACGAGAGAACGGTAATACCTTTTGACCTGGATAACCGTTGACGACTTCACGAACTTCTATACGGACAGGAACGTTGCTGTCCGTAGATGAGAAGAACAGATCCACTGATGATAAGAACGCTCCTCCTTCTTCTTGCACCAAGAATGTCTGAGCAAGAGGATCGAACCAACCCGTATCACGAGTCAACCTATCGGTAGTTTGGATGATACGGTTCTGTTCAGGATCCAACTGTTCAACCGCAAGTTGAGCGGTACGTGTAGAGATGATAGTACGTTGCTTGATCTCAAGTAAACCGTTAGCTTCATAGATGGCTGTGGCATCAGTATTTCCACGTGTCTTAGGATCTGCCGCATCAGTAAACATCAACTCACGTGTGCCTGTCCTAAACCTATCGATCGGGTTGTTGGGGATACGGAATAATCCATGAAGTTGACCAGTATATGAAGTCCTTATCGTGGTAGCAGAGTTGTAATCAGTAGGAGCGACAACGAATGTCACCCTTGGTTTCTGGCTATTATTTCCTGGGGTGTCAGTATATTCCCCTTCAAGCACATCTCCTGCGAGGAAGGGGGCGCTTCTGGTTCCACTCTTGATGTTTAGCAGATGCAGGTATATGTGAGTCGTAGTTGCATTGATCTTGTGAGTTTCTTGCCCAACAACTATAGCTGAAGCTCCACCTGCTGTTATGTTCTTGATCACCTCTCCGTGGTTAAAGGCAACCTCAACCGTGGTGTTGATTACGTTAGGTATCCTTACCTTATATGCAATATCTGAAGCATTTGCTCCGGTATAAGCAGTATCTAACACAATATGAGTATTATCTGTTACGGTAGCAATCTTATATTCTTTTCCACCAATATCGATAAAGTCTCCAGTCTTAAACTCACTAGTAAAACCTGCATCTAAAGCTCCAGTAACTGTAGTACTTCCATTTGTAACAGTTATAGTTGATTGACCATAAGCTGGCATCTCAGCAAGCCTTTCAGCGTTCGATACGGCTGAACCGCAGTTACGCGTTGTATCAAACGTTGTGCCTCTGCCAGAAACTGCTTCTACTCGTATGATATATGCACGTTCGATATATTTGTTTACGTTGATACCGTCAAAGAAACCATTGACATCTGTAGATGGTTTTAACCCGTTAACATTAAACAGTACTGCTCTCGGCCTGATATATGGTACGATTTGTGTTTCTACTACCTTATCATCTACGACCCTGGAGTCGACACGATCTTCGATGAACGTACGTTTACCGGTCCTTGAAGACACAACTTCAACAGCATCAGTCTCAATCGTAAGGACTCGTGAACCAGCAGCTGCGTTAGCTTGGTTACCTCCAAGACGACCATCTGTTACGCCGATAGCGTTAAGTTCTTCTGTAGTAAACGTTGACCTAGATCTCCAGAAAGTTCCAGCACCTGCGAAACCGTTTGCCGCGTTGATGATAGCTGTATCAATGTTAGCAAACCTGTTGCCTTGATTTTCAGAAGATATGGTTTGCAACCTTGATCCAGTCGTGACAGGCTGACCTTGGAATATAACCTGCCATGCATTCCACACAGTTCCAAGTACACCATCAGCTTCAGCTTTAGCTACGACCGCATTGTATTGCCCTTCATCATTGATGACGATATCTGGTCGACGTCCTGTGGAGAACCATGTATCACTCCACGGGTTCAAGTTCATTATACCTTTGAACGTAAAGATGTCGTAAGGGTTCACACTCTCGGTCTTGCTTCTCCTCATTTGAGAGATCATGGAAACTTCTGGATTAGTACCATCAAGAGGCAACGTTATGATGTCGCCTTGTACCTTATATGTTGTGCCGCCGCCACGCAACTCAAGCAGTTCTACTTGACGTTGAACAAAGAATGGGCGCAGTTCTTGGTTCTTAGAATCAATAGATGCGTTCCATTCTGGAGAAGCAGAGTTACCTATACCCTGACCATTAAATGAATCTACTAAGAAACCATTTTGGTAACGTTCGAACCCTCCAGAGTCAACTATGCGCAACCCATTAGTATCGGCTTCTAATAGGGATAGAGCAGTATAGTACTCTAGATCCTTAATCCTATTCTCTAGCTTACCGATATCCCTCATCGTATAACGCTTGTTCTCGACACGAGTTATCTTAAGTCCGTTTGAAGGTTCGAACGTATAAGGTTCAACCTGAACTACCGCTAGCTTCATGGAATCTGTCGGTAAACTTGGTTCGACAGGGTTGGTAGAAGGCACACCGTATGTTACTACGAATTTTCCTGAAGAGTTTAGAGATATGTTGTCGGTTCTTCCTAGATATTTCCTATAATTTATAGTTGCGTTGCGACCAAACTTGGGCAATGACCTAGCGTATAACTCTCCGCTGCTATCTGTGGCGTATGGCCTAAAGTCTAAGCTATCCCTAAGTTCATAGTTTTTATAGGGAGCAATCGATTCATACGTCATGTTTGAATTTGCATGAGTATATGAGTTTACTGAGAAGAACCTACCTATAGCATCTCCACCTATATTTGGAGCAATATATTCATACCTAACTTGTATGTCAAATGGAGGGGTTACAGCATTGGGGGCTAGTACCAGTTTTCCAGCTGATATATGTGTTTCAGCTTGTCCATTATCGAAGATGAACCTATTCGTGATATCTACAGTATATGTCGTAGCTGACTCTGTAGCTTTCATCATGACAGAAACTAATCGATTTACATAACCTTTTTGTAGTGTATACGTCTTCCTAGGTATCACATAAGCTACATTATTGTTGTTTGCTCCTCTATAATTGTTAGAGAGCGTTAATTTAGTATTATCCGCTCCGTTTGCGCCCCAACCACCAACATAGAGTACTGTATAGGAAGCTCCACCGATCGTGATCGGATCTCCTGGAACAAATTCAGATGTAAATGTCGTGTTAATACCTGTGACGTTTGCTGATCCGTTAGTTACAGACACTCTACCTGTGACCTTAAACGTTTCTATAGCATCAGAAGGTATGGTAAGAGGAGTACTTGCATTAGTAGCATCCACAGTGAGCGTACCGATTACAGAATAACTTGAAGAACCCTCGAGTTGTTCTAGTTTTAAGGCTCCTGAAACTATCGACAACTTTATCTGTCCAGGTCCGGACCCAATCTGTTTGTACTCACCGTTGTTGGATTTGATGATGGTATAATTTCCTATACCACTTACTGATTCCCATTGAGTACCAGATGGAGCGTTGATGGTGACGATAGTTTGGTTGGTCGTAGTAGTTATCGAGGTTTGGTAGACTACCGTAAATGTAGCATCTGTTATCTCACTGATGGCAAAGTCTGGTAGAGGGTATATCGATGAAAAGTTTGAAGGATCTACCAAAGTGGTAGAGTTATCTTGTTGGATGAAGTTACATCTGAACGCGTTATCAAGAGTCGTGATCGTGTATATAGATTTAACTTGGCTGAAGTCTGTTCCAGGCCTCATGTTGATGTCAAATAAGAATACTTTATACTGATCGTTTTCATATCCTCCAACAACATCAGAATGTAAGTCGATGCCTCTCACCCTGGCCGTTCCTATCACCGTACCAGCTCCGGCCGAAGCCCATGTTGTACTGTTTAAGTTTACACGTGTAAACTTAGTTAGATCGGGAGAATGCTTTAGATTAGTTGCTATAGCATAAGAGCCCATCGATAAATCGATCGACGTTTCTAACTCATTAGATATGGAAGATGTTATAGCTGTCAGCGAACCGCTTTCTACCCCAAGGTATGCGCATAACGCGTTACTTCCAGCCGGCACGTTGCGCGATTTGAATGCAGGTACGTATTCAGTCGTAATCTTTTCGATCTCATACCCTCTAACGTATGCTTTGCTCGGCTCGATCGCATACATGATCATCGACGATAGACGCTTATGATCATTAATTGTGAAATCTTGTATCGTGTAGCTGTCTTCGCCTAGGATATATTCATTATCATCTCCACCCAAGAATTGGTTCACACCGTTGTTGAATATAGGAAGCTTTACATACTCCCACAGTAGAGGGTTGGCTTGAGTACCGTCTTGTATGACTGCTAAGGCAGGACTAAAAGTAGGTTGATTAGATAGAGAGATACCGTCGTTTGTACAAACATAATAGTCGATGTTTACACCGTTTGTCACGATCTGTATGATATCGCCTTGAACGTACGCTGTTGCAGGAGACCAATTGCCTCTGTAGTTTGACCTGTACTCTCTAGGTTTGATAGGAAAAGGTTTAAGTGTATAGTCGCCAGACTCATCATAAGTACGACGTGCTAGAGTCTTCTCTAACTCAGCGTATTCGGTCCTATCAAGCTTGAATATAACGTTACCGTTGTTTAAGCGAAGAAGGTCTATGAAGTCTTCATCAGCTACAGAGTTCAATGCCAACTTAGTTAGCGTCAAGTCGATGTAATACCTTGCTGCACCCGGCGCTGAATAGTTTGGAGATCCTAAAGCGTTGTCGAGTAATGATTCATCTTCTTCAGGATAGATCGTATCTTCAACAAACTTCAACCCTATCCTATAGGAAGGTTTGTTGTTGTACTTATCAAGTATGATAGTACTTTCTGATACTAACACAAAATGACCGCGGATATAATAAACTCCGCGTGACACCGATGCGGTCGATGCAGCTTGTATTGGCCAACCAGTGATTTGATCCTCAGGAGCTACCTCAATGTTAAAGGGAAGAGATGTGCCGTCAAGTAAGAATAGGTTATCTTCAGGTAAAAATTCAGATACCGACTCTCCTGTTGTCAGGTTGATCCCAGCAGAGATGAACTTGACAAAGATTGTGGGAGGATCGTTGCCTTCAGCTACAGATGAGGCTACTACTTTGGCTATAACTCCAGCGTTTAGATTATTTTGTTGACTTGGAATCCTGTTTGTGATAAGCTGTCCATCGATACGATCAAATATAACCGAGAAGTTTACGTTAGCATCGTTTAACAGCTTAACAGATCTCACGTTTAGGTCGTATGAAACCTGACCAGGGATGACCATCGCACCTTCCTTGAAGATGTGGTCTCCATGACGTTTGATCTGCTCTTGAAGGATAGTCTGAAGCTGTGTTAACTCCCTTGCTTGTACTGCGGTACCAGGCCTAAAGAGTATGCGATAGAACTTCTTGTCTTCATCGTAATCATCATAGAATGGTTCAGTGTTGAAATCTATTGCCATGTTTCTCTCTTAGAATTTAATTAGAGTTGAAAGTACTACCGCTTGTTCTGCAGACTCAACGAACTTTACTTTGTTCTGAAGGAATATCATCTCTCCAGAGTATTTATTGATCGATGGATAAGTTGAAGAAGATACGCTAAACAGTTTCTGCGTATTCCCGTCTAGTATGTATACGCTAGCACCTGGATTTATGGTGCTAGATGTGTTGATCGGCTGTAGCAGTATCAAGTAGCTACCGTTAGATTCAGTGGCTTCAACCACGAGATATTTATTAGCCTCGCTGCCAAGATACATGTATTGATCGACTTGTGGATCACTATCTAAATCGATAACGTTAAATGCAGCAGTGTTCAACGCGTTGATGTTACCTCTTATCAAGAAGCACGTGCTGCCCGTGACGTTCTTATACGTTTCGTCTACGCCGTACCTCTTGAAGTTCTTTATGATGCTTACCTGTCTATACGGTGCAGTTAAAGTCACGTCGTTGTATAACTTCTCGTTGATAAGGCGAGAAGTCATCATGATAGTGTTAGCATAAAGCTCTTCGATGGCGTCTTTACCATGGCCTCCTTTGGGAGCGATGATAGCTTTTATAGATGCTCCAGTTCCGCCTTGTCCGTCTATAACAACGTTTGCGTACCTATAGTTTTTTCCTGGATTCTTTACGTTGACTCCAACTATCAACCCGTTCCTTATAACAGGTAACAACTCGCATCCTGTTCCATCACCTACTACAGTCAACTTAGTGTTTGGGTTATATCCACCGGTCCCACCGTTTAACACTCTGCATGCGTTGATAGCGCCATCAACTGCTGACAGCTCTACGTCAGACTGCTTACTCTCGATGTCGCCGATGCCAAAGTCTAACTGTATAGCAGCGTTTGAATAACCAGCTCTTATCGTGGAAGATAGCGCTTGCTGCGTCCTTTGGTTTGAAACATACGTCGTTATCTTGGATTCAACTATAGCTGATGCGTATGTGTATCCTAAACCTTCATTTATAACCTTTATGGCGTCCATCTCTCCTGAAACGTTGATTATAGGCCTAAGTATAGCATCATTCTTTTGATCTAATATATTGAAATCAAAACTACATCCACCGGTCTTTAAGAACGGACTTACTGTATTATTAGTTTTACTTTCATCATCCCAATAAATTGGAGAAGTGTAACCGCTGCCTTCTTCTACGACATCTACGCTCGATACGAAGTATTTTTGTGTTACAGAATTAAATGACCAATTAAACTTGATGGATGGCTGACTACCCCCGCTAACTTGTGGCTGAGGGAAAGTCATAAGGTTGCCAGTAGGTATAGCATTAAATGCACCACCTGTTAACACATCTATTGATTTGATAGAATACGGGTTATTAGGATTGACCCCGTCTCCGCTTATCTTTATGATAGTGTAGGTATCAAGTTCATGTTTCTCTTTAACTATTAAACCGGCACCTGTGGATGTGCCCTTTATCTTCAACTTTGGAAGAACGTTTTCAGTATAACCTGCGCCTTTATCAAATACGATTATCCTTTCAACTGTCCCTGAACCATTGACTATTGCTTCAAACTGAGGTACTGCTGGATCTCCTTCTGTTATACCGCCAGGAGGCGTATCTATGGTGACGGCAGGAGCACTAGTATATCCGCTTCCTGGATTAGTTAAAGTATATCCAGTAAGTTTTCCATTGGTTATGGTTGCTGTTGCTTGTGCTCTAACTCCTCCAGCTGGAGGATTATCAATGTAGATCTTTGGAGCATAGGCCAACTGGTTACTATACCCGTTTCCTTGTTCTGTTATAGTCAACGTCGTGACGGCACCAGCAGATATCGTTGATGTTATCTCTGCGAGTTTATTTGGGGCATCAAAGTAAAAATCGCTGGCGCTGTTCTCGCCTCCTACATATCCAGAGCCACCGTTTATGACGATTATCTCTTTAAGTCCATACGTGTTGGTACGTATCAACTTATTTCCCTTATTTTGGATAGAGTAGTTGACGATGGTACCGTTAGAGTAAAACTGATTCGTCAACGCCGTAACTACCGGCATGATAGACGAAGTCATGAACTTATTCCTCATGTACAGAGGGATGGTATACATGTATTTCCACACATAACCATCTTCATAAGTTTGAGGTTCTCTTGAAGTTCCGTTAGGTCTTGAAGTTGAAGCTGTGCCTTGGTTATTGTAAAGGCATTTATATACGTTGTACTCATCGTTGAGTACATAGAACTCTGCGGTATCTGGAGATGCAGCTCCAGAATCTGCTAGATAGTCTGTATTATAGTCATCATACATATCATATATGATGCCAGCTCTCCAATCCCTGCGTTCAACGATAGCGCATGCATCGTTCGCGTCTATCGCCTTTGTATAGATTATGTTACCGCGCGACTCAAGCTCGTATGGAAACGTGTCAGAAACCTCGGGAGGGTTCGTCTCGCTCGATACGACCTGAGTCGGGTTGGTAACACTATAGACTGTAGGCCATATCTCTTTCTTTCCAAAGGTATAATGGTAAGTAGAGATCTTCGAGATGATCTCGAAGAGCAGCGACTTAACTAAGTTAGTCTTGAAACTAAACTTTAATAGAGATACGGCCATTTAGATTAACCTATTGTGATGGTCCAAGTGATGGTGATAGTGTCACCTTGAACTTTGGTAACGACTGGGAAAGTCGTACGACAAAGCATTACTCCAGCAGAAGAAGCATCAAAGATGCCAGCTTCTTTAAGAGCAACACCATTAGCATCAGTATTGGGGTTTGTGGTACCGAATGTTGCAACGTATTCGATTGTATTTCCAGTCGGGGTGGTAGTTACACGATCTCCAGTAGTTGCGCTAACACCCATCGCTACACGACTGTAACCGGTTAATGCAACTTCAGCTGCCAATGAGTCAGTATCGGCGGCATCTGATGTGCCGATACCCATATGACGCATGTACGCCACAGTACCGCTATCCTGATGCATACGCTTTGCGATATAGTTTTTACCGAGTGCGACGACAGTATTTGGTACATAGATTTCTTGTGTTACTTTACCATGATCATTAGTCTTGACGATTGACAATGAGCCGTCAAGATGTATGACGTTGTTATATTTTGGAATAAGGATCATTTTTATCTCCTGAGGTTTAAGCGAAAGCCGTATACGGCTGGTATAAAGGTAAACCGACACTGAAATATGACGGTTCTGATGGGTCGTTGAACGGGTTCGTGACGACGTATCCTGTATCACTACTATTTATTGTAGATTTGAAACGATTGGCGATATCATTACCAAGTATGATTTGTTTACTAGATATAAGGGATGATAACGTTACTGTCTCTTTCCATTTATTAGCAGAAGTTGAATTCCTGTCACTAGCAAGGATTATTGATTTCAAATCATTTACCCTATTTCCATCAGTTATTGCGTATTTAGAAGTTGCAAAAACGTGTTCTGATGTGGAACCGGGCGTCAATTCATAGTTGGGGAAGAATAGGGCTCTTGCTATGAGAACGCTGAGGGTCGAAGCAGTTGTTGGCGAGTTACGTGTAGCAAAATCAATCCTTCTGACTTGTGATGAAGCAGCACTTACGCTCTCTAACCATTTTGATGCAGATGGACTAGTTCTATCCGAAGCTATGACTATAATGTTGGAATCAGAATCTACAGTCGCAACAGAACTTGACTTATTCAATCCTAAAGATATAAATTTGTTATCATTTATCAGAGTTGAATCGTTCCAACGACTATTTTCTTTATCGAACACGAATGAATAAAGAGCGTTTGACCTACTTCCTCCGCTTATAGGGTATGTATCCCCTCCAGTCACAGAGCTGTTAAACATCCTAAATGCTAAGTTATAGAAATCTGTATCAACCAAAGATATCGATTCAGTTGTCTGTGCATTCTTTATAGATATATCTAAGACTGTCCTAACATCCGTCACTGATATGTTGTTTGTTTCAAATGGCTTATATACTGCCAGCAAAGATCTTACCCTATTTCCTCCGGTTATCCCATAGTTTTCATCAATTACAGTAGTTGATGAAGCTAAGTTTGGTTTAAGCATCTCATACACATCAGAATCTACTAAAGTCACCAGGTTATTTTTTGGAAGACTTATGTTTAACAGAGAGTATGTCCTTTGTGCTTCTGTAACTTGGTAACCAAAGTCAGACATAGTCACTGATGAAGATGCAGGCTTGAAGTCTACTATTAGGGAGTTATGTCTATTTCCACCAACTATAGGATAGTTTAGTGTAGTAACCGTTATCGAAGAAGATGCGGGTTTCTGATCATATATCGGTATATTTTTTCTTGTAGTCCCAAGTATAGACAGCGTAGGTTCATCCGCAACTACCGATGATGTTCTAGGTTTAGTTATGGTGAATAACGAACTAGTCCTATTCCCTCCATCCACCGCGTAAGTGTCATCTACTGTTGATACAGATTCTTTCCAATTATTAGCAGAGATGCTATTTCTGTCTTGACCTAACACTGTAACCTTTAGATCAGATACTCTGTTGCCATTAACTATTGGATAGACTGATATGACATTTACAGTCTCAGAAACGGGGTTGCCGGAGTATGGGAATACCTTGCTGTCAAAGTAACTCCAATCTTGGTTATTTGTATTAGGTTTGAATTTGGTAAATTGTGTTGAAACTAAAGAGTCAGCATGCTTCATGTTAAGCTGGTACGTATGCTTACGTTTAGTCGGGTCTGGATTTGGATCACTGATGATGTAAGGCTGCGGTTGAGGTTCTCCTAACAAAGGATCAGGTAACCTATAGAAACCATCGTCATAAACCCAATTTGTGTAAGTTTGCATGATGTCATCGACTAACGATGTACTGCTAGCTAAACTTATACGTTTGAATAGTGACGGTTGAGTATATGATACAAGTAACGTAGTTCTAATGTCATACTCTGCGAACATCTTAGATCCAGCCGGATGTAACACGGCCTTTATCAAGTCAGCATACTTATCTAACTGTTCTTCAACCTTGATAACGTATGAGTACGCTTGGTAATACTTTCCATCATGGATGTACATCTCATCGGATATAAAACCGTTCTGCGATTGGTAGTATCCAGGATACTTTGCGATAGCTCCTAGTTGAACTTCGATGACCGCCAAATCTTCATTACCCGTACCGAGATCATCGTTGACGTTAGAGTAGAAGCTACTAATTACCTCACCAACATAGTCACCCTGCACGTACAGAGGGTTTGAGTTGTTTATCATCGTGTCATAGTTCATGTATGTTTGCTTAGTAGCAAAACCGTACTCTATGAAACCTTCCGTAGATTCTGTGTAACTTGATGTAGATTCATACTTTACCACACCTCCAGGACCTATGTGTTTGTTTATAGGATGGATATACTCAAATGCGGTATCAGTCTTACTCGATAGGTACGAAAAGAAACGAGTCTTATAATCTAACCCAAACGATAAGACTTGTATGGCTTTTATCTCTCCCTGTGATCCAACCTTTGTCACCTTGACTTCACATCCACGACCTATAGAAGTACTTAGGAAGAATGTGTCTCCAGGCTTAAACCCTTTCCCAGGCTTAAACACTGATACCTTAGTTGGGCATCTTTGAATAACGCCTTTATAAGTTACTCCATTTATAGTGGCGCTTAAAGTTGAACCTACCTGTATCTCGTCAGAGTAATCGCGTTGTATGAAGGTTTCATATATTGTGCCTCCATATAATACAACACGCTCAACGTAAGTCCTAAAACTTTTCTCTCCTGTCGTTATGGTCGCAAACCCGTTGCCAAGCTGGAATAAATCTTTCTGGCCAGTATCGGGGTTTGTACCAGAAGTTGGGTCTACCAACAAGAACACTGATATGTCTTGTTTCCACCTTCCATCTGAAGCCCTAAGGATCTGCTTTGATGGGTATGTGATCTCGGCTTCTTTGTTAAACAGAGTCCTGAATATAAACTTATAAGACTCTTCGCTGCCTCTTGCTGCGTAAAAGCTCTTTATGTTTGCCAAGAAGTTGCGCGGATCATTTGCATACTCGATAGGTATGCGATCAGCCATCTCTTTCTTAAAGTATTTTAGAAATGAGTCGAGAGACTTATCTATGCTATGACCGTCTTCTATCTTCAGAAGATAGTTGTTGTTTAGGTACTCATAGTATGCTTTGATAAACTCGACGAATAGGGGGTAATCGTTCCTTATCGCCTCTGGAACCTGGCGCGTGAACGTGTTAGAAACTTTTACCTTTGACATCGTTACCTACTTGGAGTGAACGTATAGTCTATCGCGTTGCCTCTTCCTATGGTAGAGGAGTTATCAACCAATACGTTAACGTTTATCCTATCTTCGGGGATCGTCACGATCTGGTTGCGCACCGACAACACATCATAAGATGAGGTCTTAACCTTAAAGTATAAGTTAGGTTCGAGTAAGTTGGTGATGGTTAAACCCTTTATGGTGATCAAGCCTTTAGAGTAGTTTACGGTCCCAACATTTCTTAAGAATACTTTTTCATTAGTTCCTGCAACTAAAGTAAACAATCTTATGTTACCTACCCCGTCGTCATCCATATAGTATACCTTATCTGTGGAATCTATGTAGAATCCAGTGGAAAGGAATGATTCTTCTGGGACACCTTCAGTATATATGGGGTTTACCAAGTTCAATGTATAAGTAGAAGCTACGTTATACTTTGGTGCAATCTCGCAGAAAAGTCTGAACTTAGTTATGTTGCTGCTTATAGATTGGTCAACATTGTCAACCATAGCTGAGAACTTAGAATACCTAAACGCTCCATCAAACTTTTCAAGGTAATCTTGGTTATACTTCTCTATAGACTGTATGACAGCAACCTTTAGTTGTTCACGACTCCTGCTGGTATTATTTGGGTTATAATACACTGTCGTGCTTAGATCCAACTCGATGTATGTTGGGTCGATTATCTCAGGTACTATCGTCACGACACCCTTAGCCTTGATTATCGATTCGGCTATGAAAGATTTTTCAACTGACGTTAACAAAGGCCCTGAAGCTGGCTTTATGCATAGGTACACTTTACCATACTGCGGAGGCGAGTTATCCTCTCCTCCCCATACACTTATCGAGTCGATGTCATCGTAGTACCTTTTAACGATAGCAGAGTAATCCGCTGCGGTGATCGCTCGATCCTGATCGAAGAACGACTGCGAAACGTTGAGTCTTATCTCTTCTTTTGATTCTTCCTGCATACCGCCAAAAGAACGAGCCGTAGCTATGACTGATACTGTACCGCCTTGGACAGACGAGGCGTACGAGAACACGCTTGCACCGTTCGCCGCATCCTTGGCTGTAGTTAGGTATGACATCTCGACGATGTTTCCAGGAAGTATAGGTTTACCAACGTTGTTTACGCCGAAGGAAAGCTGATAAAACTGATCATCCATCTCTTTAAGGAAGTAAACCTTTGATGTGGCGTTCAACTGCATTATGTTATCGGCTATCGCATACCTTTCATACTCTTTTACTTCTGCCGTATCAGATACCGTAAGTATGATCGTAGAGACGTCGATGTTCTTATGCGGTAACATGAACTTTTGATTCTCTTCGGTACAGCTAAACAACATGGTCTGAGGTTCGCCTTGATACGCTATGACGTTTTGGAACGTATAGGTGTTACCGTTCAAGGGAGCAGTATAGTCTTGAAGAGTGTAGAACGTGTAAGAGGCGTTGTTTATTATCGTGTTAAATGCAGAGAACGCAGGAAGCACTCGTACTGGGATCTGGCTATTTGGTATGGTCACCGTTACGGTTAGGTTGACCCTAGAAGAACGCGAAGATCTGGGAAGATAACCAAAGTTATTACCTATCGATATGATGCTGTTCCTCTTTGACGCAGAGTCGAGGTACATCTCGTTGATCGCCATGTTGGTATACAGAGCATTATAATGGGTGTTATATGCTAACACGTCGATAAGGGTCGACAACGCAGAACCATCAAAGTCGTAGTCACTAAACGTGGACTGTCCTCTTAGGAACTCCTTGAGGTTTTCCCTTATGTTGTTAAAGTCAAGTTCTGTGACCTTGATCTTGTTATTGCTCATCTAGTTCTCTCTAGGAGTAGGTTTACCGATAACGGAGTCTGCGTGTTCTTTATACGAAACTCAACGTTTGCATGCACAGCGTTTTGATCTGGAGTATAAGATACCTCTACGTTAAGGACATCAACCCTAGGTTCATGGTTAGTTATGGTCTCTGTGATCGTGCGCTTAAGCAGAGACGTCGTCATCGGGGTTATGTTTTCAAACATCAAGGTCATGACAGGAGAGCTTAAGTAACTCCTGAAAGGCCTCTCAAATGGTTTAGTTAGTATCAAGTTCCTTATAGACTGCTTTATGGCGCTCTCGTCATAGCGCATACCCACATCCTTTGTCGCAGGGTGTGGCTTAAAGTTGAAGTCTAAGTCGACGAATGTTCTTGTGTTTCTTGCCATGATTGTTTATTTATATCAGTTTGAGAAAACTCGAGACGAGCCTGAAGTTATAACGTTATCCCCGTACAGGTCCCCGATCCTTCCGATACCTTTACCACCCACGAACACACGGGTTGATACCGCATCAAGCATTTGTTCGTCTGGTACACAGCCAACCCTTGGATGGGGGGTTATGACGTCAGTCTCATGACAAACCAACAAACCATCTGCAAACACTCTTTGGTTGGCTGTTGGACCTGTAACAGTCGTCATAGGTAACCTACAGTTCTTCCCTCTACCATCTGGAGAGAACACGGAATCCTGTGCATTTGCGTGTGCTACTGGTGGCATTATAACGTCCCCTTCGATAGTAGAGCTCTGAACCCCTGCAACCCAGTATTATACCTCCACTGAGCCTCTTGGGTAAAAGTTTTTTCAAACGTTTGTCCCTGTATACTATACATGAACTTATATTCTGCTACCGTTGACTTTGGTTCTGGAGGGGTCCAACTTAATACCGTAGCAAACTTTTCTTGTGTATCCATCGGTAAAGATTTTATAGTCTTCAAGTCTGTCATCAAGAACGTCAACACTTGGTTAACGAAAAGCCCGGTGGGTTTACCTGACATCTTATACACAGAGTTTGACACCTTCTCGATGGAGTATCCAGCATTTAGCTGAGTCGCAGTAAGTTGAACTTGACTGGTAACTGGAACCCATTCCGCAGCTCCTTCTCCACCAGCTTCTTCCATCTCTTCAAACTCAAACTCTGCGGTATATAAGTTGGGGGAGTCTTCAAACACTGGTAACAAGAATGATGCCAACTCAGCCTCATCTACTGGTGCGTTATAAGGAACATCGTCTAAAGTCGACTGAGTCTTTATACTCATCCTATAGAGCATCATGCAACCCCAAGGTTAGAGAATCCTTTTGCGTGTGTCCTATCGTTAAGGAACGTCAGAGCTTCTTGTCTTCCTGACCCGTAGTTGTTGTATGAGACGTGGATCCAGTTTATACGTTTGGGGTTCTTGTTGCCGTTTACTCCAGGATCCCTATACTCAAGTAGTATCTGGTCATAAGGTAGGAAAGATGCAAGCTTTTGTACGGCATCATAGTTTGTCTTATACGCAAAGTTGTTTCCACCCATGACAAAATCGACCGCACATCCGTATAGATGCTGTGAAGTTGCCGATCCTCCTGCCGGTATATTATTCCTGTAGCAAGACGTTATCAACCACGTCGTACCATGTCGACCAAAGTTTTCGTTTATAGGACCTAGTATATTTTCAGCTAGGTTCTTGAGGTTGCATACGATCTCTTGCACCGTCATGTTCTTGCCGACCTTATCAGCACGGCCTAAGAAGAAAGTACCCGGAACTATAGACTTATTCTTAGTCAGCAAGCCAAGAGTCCACTTAAACCCAGTGGAGTCTTCATGCAACACGTATCCATCTGGGATGCTTGCCATCGTATAGATGACTTCACATCCTGATTTTATTGGTTCGACCCTGTTTTTCTCCACTTGTGGAGTCTCCTCTACTGCTTGAGGCGGGTTCTCAGATGTAGATTGAGTCGCCTCGTTGGATCTATTATCATGATACTGTCTTGCTTCAGGAGTGGCGTTCTCATCTTCCGTCTCAAACTCCATCTCTTCCTCAAGGTTTCGTGGAGGAGGCTTAAGCTGTTCTAACGTTGAAGCTGCAGCTGCCGCATCGATTGGACCACCAAGCCCTGAACCATCAGCAGAAGCTGCACCTTGTGCCAAGTGAACGGTTGAACCTTCGATGTTTGCTCTTCCTGACGCGTTGACCTCAAAGTTTGCACCAGAAGTAAGTTTGTTTGCAGCAGCAGAGGTAACGTTGAAGTCTGAGTCTGAATCGATCTTTATGTTTGCAGCTTTAAGCTTAAACTCTCCACCAACGTTTATCTCAAGGTCTTTGGCTGTGTTTATGTAAGCTGTCGCGCCTACATCGATGCGTGCGTCATCTTTACAGTATATACGAGTCTTGCCTGCCACGGTGACGTTACATTCTCCAAATATGGTGACGTAACCGTTACGTTCCATGATCATGTAGTTATCACCAACTATCCTGTTCACTTGGGTGCCGTTTGGGTCTATCTCAGTGTAGGTGCCTTTCCTATGGTATATGTGCACCCTCTCGTTGTCAGGAGTATCATCAAGCTCGATCACATGACCAGATTCGGTCTCAGTAACCTTGTTGTACGGGTAACGTGCGTTGTACGGGATATCGGGTTGTGACCACTCATACCCTCCAGCTGTGACTACACTATCGAGCCTCTTCTCGTCCTTAAACTCTACGATGGTGCCATCGATGCGACCTCGCGCGAGCCTGTTCGTATCAGGCTCCCCAATATACTGTCGAAGCGGGTACTTCATGTTAGGGTCACAGAATCCAACGACAACGTTTTGTTGCCTATCGACTGGAAGGCCCGCAGCGGTGGTCGGTACACCTTGAACTTCTGTACCAGGCTTCGTTGACTTGTCGGTCTGCTCTGGTGGAGGACACTCGCCTAAGAAGTATTGGTAGTATGACTCCTTCTTTGGCCAACCTGAACGTGCACCGCCTACCGCTTTCAACGCAGCTGGAAAGTAACCTACGTCGTTTGAGTCGATCGATACCTTATCTCTAAAGAACGCTACAGCTGCACGTGCTGAAGTCTTGAGGTCATCAGCGAGTAAGTCGGGGTTACCAAGCAAATCTACACCTATGAGGTTTCCTATACGACTGTAGTTTGACCTACCGGTTAACTGCACCAAACCACGACCGTAGTACCTACCTCCGTCACCCGGCTGTGTGTTGCCCAGTCCTGCCCCATTCCTTGAAGGATGATACAGGTAATCAAAGAAAGACTCGCGTGTGCCTTTCCATCTAGCATACTTTTGTGTGGCTTCTGGATCATTCTTGAAAGTACGTGGGAATACAGATACGAGCGCTTCGGCTGAGTAGCTATAACCTTCTTTCAAAGGCTTCCATGCTGATTCACCTCCGCATATACCAAGTATCGCTGCTCTACCGTACTTACCTCGGATGCCTGCTTCATCCATCGCTTCTTCTAAAGCTTTTATCCCAGGAGCCGCGCTATCTGTCGGAGGCTTCGCTGCAGTCGATGGGCTAGTTATCTCAGGTTTGACCCTGTCAGACTGAGATGTACCTATCGGGTTCCCGTCGCCATCTGTGACTACGTTTCCTCCGCTGTCACGCACATATGATTGGTCTGATGGTACAGACTTACCGTTAGCATCGACTGCCGCAGGAGCTGGTTTACTATCTAGCTCTATCTGGTTATCTTCCGACTCATCGACTATGCTACCTTCTTTTTGCGGTATGCC